CCGATATTACAGAACAGAATATTATCTTTAAACCCAATCCGGGACCACAGACACTCTTCTTAGCCGCACCAGAACGCTAAGTATTGTATGGCGGGGCTGCTGGAGGTGGTAAATCGTATGCGATGTTGGCTGATCCACTGCGGTATATGGGTCATCCACAGTTTAGTGGACTGCTTTTACGTCATACGACTGAGGAATTACGAGAACTGATTTGGAAAAGTCAGGAAATGTACCCAAAAATCTACCCCGGCATCAAGTGGTCGGAGAGAAAGATGCAGTGGGTGGCTCCAAGTGGGGCTAGATTATGGTTTTCATACCTCGATAGGGATGAAGATGTACTCCGTTATCAGGGTTTAGCGTTTAGTTGGGTAGGATTTGACGAGTTAACGCAGTGGTCTACCCCATTTGCGTGGAATTATATGCGTTCTCGTCTGCGTAGTACGGCACCAGACCTGCCAATCTACATGAGAGCTACTACAAACCCCGGTGGACCGGGACATGCATGGGTTAAAAAGATGTTTATTGACCCATCAAGGGCGGGTAAAGCATTCTGGGCTACAGATATTGAGACAGCACAGGTAATGTCTTACCCAAAGGGGCACAGTAGGGCGGGGCAGCCCCTGTTTAAGCGTAGGTTTATACCTGCAATGCTGACAGATAACCCATATCTTGCTGAGCAAGGTGATTATGAGACGATGCTGCTGTCATTACCAGAGCATCAACGTAAGCAATTGTTGGAGGGTAACTGGGATGTATCAGAAGGAGCAGCTTTCCCTGAGTTTAATCGCACAATACACGTTATTGATCCGATGGACATTCCTAAAAGCTGGGTTAAGTTTAGAGCGTGTGACTATGGTTACGGTTCTTACTCAGCAGTTATCTGGTTTGCTGTAACTCCAGCAGAACAACTGATTGTTTACAGGGAATTGTACGTAAGTAAGGTATTAGCCAAGGATTTGGCGAATATGGTACTGGAATTAGAGCAGAATGATGGGACTATTCGCTATGGCGTACTGGATTCATCGTGTTGGCACAAGAGGGGAGACACTGGTCCATCCTTAGCGGAACAAATGATTCAGCAAGGGTGTCGGTGGAGACCCGCAGATAGAAGTGCAGGTAGTCGTATTGCAGGTAAAAATGAAATACATAGGCGATTACAGGTAGACCAGTTTACAGAAGAACCAAGATTGGTTATAACTAGCAACTGTACGAACTTAATTGCCCAGCTTCCTATCATTCCTTTGGATAAACATAACCCAGAGGATATTGATACGAAGTCGGAAGACCATTTGTATGACGCAATGCGTTACGGTATAATGAGTAGACCAAGAAGTAATTTGTGGGACTATAACCCCTTGCATCAAAAGAGTGGTGTCCCTATTGCAGATCCAACATTTGGATATTAAAGGTAAAGAATGGCAGATAAGAACCTGATCGAAGACGAGTCCATTAACTTAAAAGATGTGAGCAACATCAACGAGGAAGATCCTGTAGCTGCTCCCATTGTTCAGTTATTAATGGAGAAGTACAACAAAGCAGAGACAACAAGACGCAATGACGAAGAGAGATGGCTACGTGCCTATCGTAACTATCGTGGCTTGTATGGTCCTGATGTACAGTTTACTGAGGCAGAGAAGAGCCGTGTGTTTATCAAGGTCACCAAGACTAAAACACTGGCAGCCTATGGTCAAATTGTAGATGTACTGTTCTCCAATAATAATTTCCCCATTAGTGTAGATCCTACTGTATTACCAGAGGGTGTAGTAGATACAGTTAGCTTTGATCCAAATGAAGATAAGACACGAGCAGCTGTTCCTAACTTCTCTCCATACGGATACAAGGGTGACGGTAGAGAACTACCACCCGGTGCTACATTTAAATCTCTGCAAGATCAACTCGGTCCTCTAGCAGATGAACTATCAGGTATTAATAACCTGAATGAAGGTCCCGGTCAGAGTCCTACTTCTGCTACATTTAGTCCAGCGATGGTTGCTGCTAAGAAGATGGAAAAGAAGATTAAAGACCAGTTAGATGAAAGCAATGCAAGTAAGCAGCTAAGATCTACTGCATTTGAGATGGCACTCTTCGGTACTGGTATCATGAAAGGTCCATTTGCTGTAGATAAAGAGTATGCCAACTGGACACCAGAGGGTGACTATTCTCCTACCATTAAGACTGTACCATCAACATCTCATGTAAGCGTTTGGAATCTGTACCCAGATCCAGATGCATCTAACATGGACGAAGCTCAGTATATTATCGAGCGACACAAGATGAGTCGTAGTCAGATTCGTGCATTAAAGAAACGTCCATTCTTCCGTTCTAAAGTAATCGATGATGTTATCAATCGTGGTGAGTCTTATACCAAAAAGTACTGGGAAGATGATTTAAATGACTATCAAGTAGATCAAGGTATTGATCGCTTTGAAGTATTAGAATTTTGGGGTGCCGTTGAGCGTGATGTACTAGAAGCTAATGGAGTTAAAATCCCTGCTGAATTAAATGCTGCCGATGAATTACAGGCAAACATTTGGTATTGCAATGGTCGTATCTTGCGAATGGTATTAAATCCTTTTAAGCCAGCTAGGATTCCGTATTATGCTGTCCCTTACGAACTAAACCCCTACTCTTTCTTTGGCATCGGTGTCGCAGAAAACATGGACGACACACAAACTTTAATGAATGGGTTTATGCGTATGGCGGTAGACAATGCCGTCCTATCTGGCAATTTAGTGTTCGAGGTGGATGAAACCAATCTCGTACCCGGTCAAGACCTGTCTGTGTATCCCGGAAAAGTATTCCGTAGACAAGGTGGTGCTCCCGGTCAGGCTATCTTTGGTACGAAGTTTCCTAACGTATCCAATGAGAACCTACAGTTGTTTGACAAGGCTCGTATATTAGCTGACGAAGCTACCGGCTTACCATCATTCTCCCATGGGCAGACTGGTGTATCTGGTGTAGGTCGTACAGCTAGTGGTATTAGCATGTTAATGAATGCTGCATCTGGTAGTATTAAGACCGTTATTAAAAACGTAGACGATTATTTATTACGTCCTATCGGTGAAGCATTCTTTAGCTTTAACATGCAGTTTGATTTTGATTCTGAGATTAAGGGCGACTTAGAAGTTAAAGCCCGTGGTACTGAAAGTCTCATGGCTAACGAAGTACGTAGTCAAAGACTCATGCAGTTCTTGCAGATTGCTAGTAGCCCAGCACTTGCACCTTATGCTAAATTCCCGTATATTATTAGGGAGATTGCTAAGGCAATGGATCTGGATCCTGAGAAGGTTACCAATAATATTGATGAGGCAATCAGACAAGCTGTGCTAATGCAACAAGGTCAACCACCTGCCCCAGCTACTGGTGCTCCCGGAGTTCCCGGTGTAGCAGATACTGCTGGTACTGGCGGTGGTAACATTGGTGTTGGCATGGCACCTACACCACAAGAACAAGGATTTACTGGTAATGAGCAACCTCAACAACAGCAAGCAGTACCTCCCCAAGCTCAAGGGCTTGGTTAATACCAACACTCAATGGCAAGCATTCAATGACATGCTTGATTATTACATTGAGTTGCAGCAGAAGAAACTAGAACAGTCTGTAGAACCTGTTAATTTATATCAAGCCCAAGGTGCGATTACAGCACTAAGACAGCTTAAACATTTGAGAGACGAAGTCAATGCCGAAACAAAATCAAGCGGATAAGGAAGAGCAGGATTTTCAAGCTGGTATTAAAAAAACTGAATGGTTCAAAGAGTACGTAAAAGAATACGGAGAAGAGCCAGACTTAAATACTAAAGACTATGATTATCGCTCTGCGTGGAAGGCTGGCGTAAGACCACAAAGAGATCCTTATGATAAAAACAGATATCACTGGAGTTCGTCTAATCCCGAAACAGGGGAGATGTTAAAGTCTAAAGAACATCCTACGGCATGGAAAGAGGAATACATGAAGCGAACTGGTAAAAATCCTGATGAAGCAGGTATAACTAAAGAGCAAGCAGGAATGGCTAAAGGCGGTGCTGTGAAAGCACAAACTAAGAAACTTCTTCAAGAGGGCGGTATGCTCCAAGAAGGTGGCACAGTAGACGAGGAAAGTGGTAATGAAGTTCCTGTTGGTGCCATGAAAGAAGAAGTACGAGATGACATCCCTGCTAAATTAAGTGAGGGTGAATTTGTATTCCCTGCTGATGTAGTTCGTTACATTGGTCTTGAGCGTCTGATGATGATGCGTCAAGCTGCCAAAGAAGGTCTTCAGAAGATGGAAGCTATGGGTCAGATGAGTAATGCTGACGAGGCTACCGAGGAAGATGACGGTGAGTTTGAATCACAGCTAGATGAAATCATGTCAGAAATTGATCATGAGAAAAAGGAAGAAGAAGGCGGTGAAGAAGAAACTGAAATGAATGTAGGTGGTATGGCTATGCCAGAGGGCATGACACAAAAAGCCACTGCACCTAAAGTACCTGAATTAACTCCAGAGCAAATGCAGTACATTAATGAGACTGCAAAGAGAATGAAGGAGAAGGAACCTGAGATAGCTTCTCTACCTCCCAGTAATCCCACTGAAGGACTGACACCTAGCAGTATTATTAAAGCTAACTTTGGACCAGATAAACAACAAGAGGCAGATCAATTTATTCAGAAAGTAGAAAAACTAACTCGTGCTAAACGGGTAATCACTACTAGACATAATGATACAGTTATTGTTGGATTCGTAAAGAGACCCGGTGTATTAGATCCATTCTTCTTTAGTAATGACACTCCAGAGAAATTAGATGAGGCTATTACTACTGGCATTGAAGTAGCCAAAAAAGCAGGAATCAAAACACTAGAGTCTGACAGCAAAGGAGATATCGAACCTTTAACTCGTTTAGGTTATGACGTACAAGAAACAGAAAAGGGTTGGACGTTAGATATACAGTAATACATGATAAAAATAATAAGAGTAGAACAACAACATTTAGATTTGTTGTTTAGTTTAATAGAACAGATGGTAGAAGAGAGTGTATTTGCACATGCCAAGCCATCTAGAAAAAAGATAAATGATTTATTTTATCATCCAAAAAGTGCTGGATTTTTAGCATATAAAGATGATGTTTGTATTGGATTTGTTGGAGCTATTGTAGCCCCTTTCTTTTTCTCTGATTATGAAAGAGCTACGGATTTAGGTTTCTATATACTTCCAGAGCATAGAGGTGGCAGGGCTGCTTTTTTACTTTTACGTACTATAGAAGATTGGGCACGGAGCATGAATGTTTCAGAGATATATATGGGACATAGTGTGGGTGGAAAAATAGAAGAGATGAAAAAATTTTATATTCATAACGGATATAAAGTTGGTGGATTCAATAGTAGAAAAATACTTTAAGGATATATTATGTGCGGTGGTCCAGACATATTTCAACAGGCAGGTAATGTATTAGACAAAGCAGACAACTGGACAGAGGGTGTAGGTGAGCAGTTAGAAAAACTTGATCCGGGTCCTGCTATTGGAGATTTAGGTGAGACCTTTGATAAAGAGGTACTGCAAAAGGTAGACGTAGGTACTGTAGCAACGGTAGCAGCTATTGCTACTCAGCAATACTATCTTGTGCCTTATATTTCAGCAGCTAATACAGCAATTAAAGGCGGGGATGTTACAGATATTGCAGTCTCTTTTGGTATATCGTATGCTGCTACTACATTTGCACCACAAGTTTCTGAAAGTATTTTCAGTACAACTGGAAATAAAATAATTGCAGGTGCAGGTACTGGGGCTATTATTGGTGGCGGTTCAGGTGCAGCTAGAGCCGTAGCTAGTGGTCAAGATGTAGTCCAAGGGGCGACTAGAGGTGCTATAGTAGGCGGTGTTACTGGCGGTGTAGCTAGTGGTGTTAGTGAAGCCTATAGTGGCATTAAGAGTGAGTTAGGAATTGGCAACACGTACAATCCCAATGTAGTACAAGACTCACAGTTCATCGCTGATTCTGCTGAAAGCTTAAGGGCACAGGGTATTGGTGAAGATCAGATGGTAAAGATCTTGACCCAAGAAGGGGTAGATCCTTTTGCAGCCACAGATGCAGCACGTATGACACTAAGCAATGTAGGGCAGCAGGCAGTAGCCCAGAACTTAGCAGGATCTTACAATGCCAATGAACTCTTTACCCCTCCTGCACCAGTAGATACAGGCTTAGAGAAGGCAGGTAAGAAGTTTGCAAGTGACGTAATATCTAAGAGTATCTTAAATGAAGTTTTACCTTCAAGTGATACGCCACAGGGTTTCTTAACATTCAGAACCCGTTCAAGATACAGCCCTACGGATGATATGACTGAAGATTTAACGGGCTTCGGTAAGGTAGCGTTGACAGAAGTAGCACCAGCTAAGTACGAGCTTAAGAGATTTATAAATGCTGAGGGTCAATCTACAATGATCCCATTTAAAGATGATGAACCACAGGCACCAATACCTTCAGGCTTTAAAGAAGTAGAAACAATTGGTGCAGCTGAGGGTGGACTTATTAGTACCACTATGGTAAAATACAGTAAAAAACCACTGCTTGCTCCTCGCAAGAAAGTGACTAAACCTAAGAAGACTGCTAGTAAGGGGCTGGCATCTAAGATATAAATTTACCCCTTAATAATGGCTACCTAATACCCCAGCTTAGTCTGGCAACTGTTAGCCCCAACCAAAGAGGAAAAGATGGAACTTCAAAAAGTAGAGACTCAAGTCAAGGCAGCTTCTGGTTTTGCAGTACGGAATGCTAACAAAGAACGAATTGAGCAAGAAGAAGCAGAGTTAAAAGCACTACAAGATAGTAATAGAGGTGAAGAAGTAAAGGCTGAAGCACAAGATGCTGATGGGGAAGATGGTCCAGAACCAACTAATCCAGAGGAGAAAAGCTTCAAGAAACGGTACGGAGATTTGCGTAGGCATACTCAGAAGCAACAAGCTGATATGCAAAAGCAGATTGAAGAACTAAAGGGACAGCTAGATAAAGCAGCTACTAAGCAGCTTCGTATGCCAAAGTCGGAAGAAGAGATTGCCGAATGGTCTAAGGAGTTTCCTGACGTAGCAAAGATTGTTGAAACCATTGCCATGAAAAAGGCACAGGAACAATCTAAGGCTTTGGAAGAGCGTCTTAAGAAGCTAGATGAAAGAGAAGCGGAGACATTAAGACAGCGGGCAGAGACAGAATTAATGCGTCTACACCCCGACTTTGATGAGATCCGTGATCAAGAGCAGTTCCACGATTGGGTGGAAGCTCAGCCTAAATGGGTACAAAGTGCCCTGTATGAGAACGAAAGTGATGCTATCTCAGCTGCCCGTGCAATTGATTTATACAAGGCAGATATGGGTTTAACTGGCAAGAAGTCCAAGAAGTCAGATGACAGAGATGCTGCTAAATCCGTAGGGAGTAGCAGTAAAGCAGGTTTTGATGCTTCCAATGAACAGGGTGTAATTCGGGAATCAGACATAGAACGGATGTCCCCCAAGGAATATGAGAAGAATCAAGAGGCTATCGTAGCTGCAATTAAAGCTGGTAAGTTTGTATATGATGTTACTGGATCAGCACGATAGGTATTGACAAATAGTATTTTTGCTTTATAACTGTAGTACAAGTCTAAGGTATGGGGTGTTTATGCACCCCTGCCTTACCCAATACTGCCACCCATAGCTAGGGTCAACCAGTATGTCTGGGAATAAGTAGCACCGTAACGCAACACATTGTAATTCAAAGGACTACCCTAACATCGTTAGCCCTTATATCTTAGATAATCTAGAAGTCTAAGCTATAAGCACCTAGCATCATAGGCTCTGAGAATTTATGTAAGCGTATTTATTAATATGCCTTTCATTTATTAGGAGAAATTCAAAATGGCATTTCCTTCAGCAGCTGGTTACGGCAATTTACCAAATGGTAATTTTAGCCCAGTAATCTATTCCAAGCAAGTACAACTTGCATTCCGTAAATCGTCTGTAGTAGAAGACATCACCAACAATGATTATTTTGGCGAAATCGCTAACATGGGCGATAGCGTTAAGATCATCAAAGAGCCAGAAGTTTCTGTTCAGTCGTATGCTCGTGGTACACAAATCACTGCACAAGACTTAAATGACGAAGACTTCACCCTTGTTGTTGACCAAGCTAACTACTTCGCATTCAAGATTGATGATATCGAAGCAGCACATAGCCATGTTAACTTCATGTCGATGGCTTCTGATCGTGCAGCGTATCGTTTGCGTGACCAGTATGACCAAGACGTATTAGGTTATTTATCTGGTTTCCGTCAGTCCGCATTGCATAGTTCGCCTGACACAGTACGTACCACATTCCCCGGCACCAAGGCTTTGACCGAGGCTGGTTCAGACGAATTGTTATCTAGCATGAAGTTAAGCCGTCCTAACTTTGGTAACTTGACAGCTGGTGGTTCTACTGGTGACTCGATTCCTTTGGCACCACGCTATCCCGGTCAGACTGGTGCATCAACAACGCTCGTATCTCCATTAGCAGTGATCGCTCGTATGGGTCGCTTATTGGATCAACAGCTTGTTGACACACAAGGTCGCTGGTTAGTTGTTGACCCTGTATTCGTTGAGTTGTTGAAAGACGAAGACAGCCGTCTCTTGAATGGTGACTTTGGTGGATCTGGTTTGCAGAATGGTTTGATTCTAAACAACCTCCATGGCTTCCGTATTTATGTTTCCAACAACCTACCAAAAGTTGGTACAGGTCCCGGCACAACCGGTGCATCTGCACAATCGTCTAACTTTGGTGTTATCGTTGCTGGTCACGATTCTGCTGTTGCTTCTGCTCAGCAAATTACAAAGACAGAGAGCTATCGGGATCCTGACAGCTTTGCTGACATTGTTCGTGGCATGCATTTGTATGGTCGCAAGATCCTTCGTCCAGAAGGTATTGCAGTTGCCCGTTACAACGCAGCTTAATTTAAGGAGAAATAGAAATGGCTTTAGTTCAATCGTTACGCAATCATGCGTATAAAATCGAGAAGTTTGTTAGCTTGCCAGCTACTTCTGGTACTACTGTAGGAGTTTCTGTTCCTGCTGGTACTCTAGTATTAGCTGCTGGTTTTCAAAATACCACCACTGTTCCTGATATTACAACATATACCATGAACATCACTGACGGTACTACAACTTTTGCAAGTTCGTTAAACTTTGATAACACCGCAGCTAACTCAATCAAAGCAGGCACTACTGCTGGTTTGATTACTGCTGCTGATACCATTGACGTTGTTACAACGATCTCTGGTTCACCCGGTGTAATCGCTGGTCGTGTTTGGGCAATCGTTGTTGACGTAAACAAAGCAGCAGATGCAGCAGCTGCAGTTGATCGTGAGCAATTAGCTTAATGTTGTAAATGATGGGGGACTCCACAAGGGTCTCCCATTTCTTATGTTCTAACAAGGGGCTACAGTGGCTTACAATTTCCTAGGTCTAGTTAACGACATCAATAGAAAATTAAATGAAGTAGAACTTACAAGCTCTAACTTTGATAGTGCTAAAGGGTTTTACTCGCATGCTAAAGATGCAGTTAATGCAGCTATTCAGGACATTAATCAGCTAGAGTTTCAATGGCATTGGAATCACGTAACTCAAACAACTACACTAACTGCCGGCACTAGCCGGTATAATTATCCTGCTAATGCGAAAACGATTGACTTCGATTCTTTTCGTATTAGGAAGAATACTACATTTAATAATCAGACAGTAAAACTAAAAATTCTGTCTTATGAAGAATATCTAGAGAAGTTTGTAGATCAAGAATATAATGCAGATACAAGCTTGCGAGATATTCCTTCTTATATAGTACAGGCACCTAATAGACAATTCATATTAGTACAGACACCTAAAGAAGCATACGAACTTACGTATGAGTACTACACAGTAACTACTGACTTGTCTGCGTATTCAGATGTTCCTCTAATCCCAGAGATGTATCGTCATGTAATTGTTGAAGGTGCTACATACTATGCGTACATGTTTAGAGGTAATGCACAAGACGCAGCATTAGCAAAAGCAAAGTTTGAACAGAATCTAAAGCATATGAGGATCATGTTAGTTAATCGTACTGAATATGTTCGCTCTACAATGCTTCCACAAAACAAGAGATATACAGCAGGCTTTAGGGTTAATTAATGGCTGATAGATGGCAGACCTACCCATTCGAGTTTAAGGGTGGGCTAATTACAAATCTATCACCTTTGCAGCTTGGTATTCAATTTCCGGGCAGTGCTAGGGTGTTAAGAAACTTTGAACCATCCATTGAGGGTGGTTACAGACGCATTGATGGCTTTGATAAATACGACAGTGCCATTGTCCCAGCGTATGGTGATGCTAGAGTTTATGGCAGTGGGCAGACAGGTACTACCCTAATCGTAGCCAACTTAATAGCGTCACCATTAGAAGGTGATACATTTACTATTGCAGGTGTAGCTGGAACATATACGATTGCTACTGGCGGTGTGTCATATAGCTCTGGTACTAAAAGAGCAACACTGACACTAACAACCAGCCTAGCATCTAGCCCTGCTGATAAAGCTGCTATTACTTTTACATCGGGTACTGGTACGATTCAAGGCGTAGCAGCTTGGACAGGTAAAGTAATTGCTGCACGTAATAATAGTTTATACAGAAGTACAGGCAGTGGCTGGACAAAGATTAGTGTACCTGCATATGGAACTGTATTAGTTAATGGTGCTGGTCAGACTGGCTCTAGTCTTGTTGTAGATGGATTAACTTCTACACCAAAGACAGGTGACACATTTAGTATTGCTGGTGTTTCACTTATATATACAGTCACTGCCGATGCAACGGTAACCAGTGGCGGTGCAACATTGTCTATCAATCCAGCACTAGCTTCTAGTCCAGCCGATAATGCTGCAATTACTTTCTTGTCTGCAGCACGGGATGCCGCAACTAAGTACAGGTTTGAGAAGTATCGTATTGCTACTACAGAAAAGTTATGTGGTGTAGATAGTATTAATGTGCCGTTTATATATGACGGTACTTCTTTCACAGAATTACATTCAGCACCAAATGATGTTGTAGGTGCAGAGCATGTAGTGTGGTTTAAGAATCAATTGTTCTTTGCCAAAGGGGATAAGTTAACTTTTACTTCTCCATATACAGACAATGACTTTAATCCAGCAAATGGATCAGGAGTTATAAGTGTCGGTAATGCTATCACGGGTTTAATTGTATTTCGTGAACAGCTTATTATATTTAGCCAGCAAAAGATTAGTAGATTAGTTGGTAACACAGTAGCTGATTTTGTATTGCAACCTATTACTTTAAATGTTGGTTGCGTAGATACAGATACAATCCAAGAGGTTGGATCAGATGTAATGTTCTTAGGTCCTGACGGTTTAAGACTTTTGAGTGGTACAGATAAGTTTGGTGACTACTCCTTGGCAGTGGTATCTAAGTTTATTCAGAGTGAGATGACTGCATTTATTGGAGCAAGTACATCTTTCTCTAGTGTTGTAATACGAGAGAAGTCACAGTATCGTATCTTTGGATATAATGCTAATGTTACTACACAAAATGCTGTAGGTGTACTAGGAACACAGACGATTGGTGACCAGACTGGAACAATCTCTTGGGCTGAACTACGGGGCATTAAAGCATACGTAGCAGACAGTGACTATTACGGTAGGGTAGAGACTGTTGTGTTCTCCCATACAGATGGTTATGTATATGAGATGGAGCAGGGCAATAGCTTTAATGGTGATAGTATTGTTGCTACCTTTTCTACCCCATTTGTACCGATGGAAGATCCACGTATTCGTAAGGCATTTTATAAGCTTTTCTTATATACGGATCCACAGGGAAGTGTAACAACTTCTGTGAATTTAAAACTTGACTTTGACGATGAAGGTGTGATACAACCTGACACCATAACATTATCAAATCAAACAGGTGCTGTAGGCTTTTATGGTTCGTCTACAGCTACCTATGGAACTGTTCGGTATGGAACCAAATTAAAGAAATTATTCCAGACACAGGTAGTAGGTTCTGGCTTTACAGTTTCTTTACAGTTTGTGTCTGAGAGTACAGATCCTGCATTCTCACTTGACGCTGCAACTTTAGAATATTCGACTTACGATAGACGATAGGGTAAAACATGGGTACTGGATACATCCGTAACGACTCAGTTAATAACATTGCTGATGGTAACATTATTAACGCCTCAGACTTAGATGGCGAGTTTGATGCGTTACAATCAGCTTTCAGTGCCTCCACTGGACACAATCATGACGGTGCCAATAACGGTGCACCAATCACTAAGGTAGGTCCTGCTCAAGATCTTGTTGTATCCACAGGTGCAGTAACCCCCAAGACAGACGATACGGTAGACTTAGGTTCTGTTACATTTCAATTCAAAGATGCATACATTGATGGTACCGCATACATTGATACCCTAGAATTAAATGGCACTGTCATTACCCCCACGGGTATTGAGTTAAATTATGTTGATGGTGTTACCTCTGCTATTCAAACCCAGTTAGATAATAAGCAACCATTAGATGCAGAACTTACAGCACTTTCTGGTTTAACTTCTGCAGCAGATAAAGCTCCTTACTTTACTGGCTCTGGTACTGCAGCCTTAGCTGATCTTAGTGCTTTCGGTAGAACTCTTATTGATGATGCTGATGCAGCTACAGCAAGGACTACTCTTGGTGTTGCAATTGGAACTAACGTACAAGCCTATGATGCAGAATTAGCTGCTTTAGCAAGTGTTACTTCTGCAGCTAATAAAGTTCCTTACTTTACTGGTTCTGGAACAGCTGCAGTAGCTGACCTCTCTGTATTTGGAAGAAGTCTTATAGACGATGCAGATGCAGCTACAGCACGTACAACTTTAGGTTTAGTAATTGGCACTGACGTACAAGCATACGATGCTGACTTAGCTGCGATTGCAGCTTTAACTCCTACTGACAATAACTTCATTGTAGGAAATGGTACTGCCTTTGTTACTGAATCTGGTGCTACCGTCAGAACATCGATGGGGCTTGGGACTATTGCTACTCAGGATTCTAGTAACATAAGTATTACTGGTGGCTCTATCACTGGCATTACTGACTTAGCTATTGCCGATGGTGGTACTGGTGCTTCTACGGCTAATGCTGCTATCAATAATCTATTACCATCTCAGGCTACTGCTAATGGCAAGTATTTAAAATCGGATGGTACTAATACTTCTTGGGATGATCTCAATATTAGTACTGCCGATATTACTGGCACATTGCCCATTGCTAATGGCGGTACAGGTGCCACTTCTGCAGGTGCTGCAAGAACTGCTCTTGGTCTAGTAATTGGCACAGATGTACAAGGGTATGATGCACAGTTAGCTGATGTTGCAGGATTGACTCCTACTGATAATGGTGTTATAATCGGCAATGGAACTAACTTTGTATTAGAGACAGGTAATACATTAAGGACCTCATTAGGTCTTGCAATTGGTACAGACGTACAGGCTTATGATGCACAACTTGCAGATGTTGCTGGTTTAACTCCAACAGACAATGCAGTCATTATTGGTAACGGCACTAACTTTGTAGTTGAATCAGGTGCTACGTTAAAAACATCTTTAGGCTTGACAATTGGAAGTGACGTACAAGCGTATGATAGTAACCTAACTTCTTTTGTAGGAGCATTCACATTACCTACTACTGATGGCACAAATGGACAAGTGTTACAAACAAATGGATCTGGGACTTTGTCTTTCTCTACTATTACTGTAGATGCAGACCCAGCAGGAACAGCAGTCGCAATGGCAATCGCTTTAGGATAAGGAAAAAATATGCCAAATACATTTACCTCGTATGTTAACAAGAATGTTGGAACATCTCCAGCTACCGTGGTGACGGTTGGTGCAAGCACTCAGACTACCATTATTGGTCTGTCTGTTGCAAACACTACGACATCCCCAATCACAGCAGATGCTTACATTACACGCTCTGCTGTTGATTACTATTTAATTAGGAACGCTACAGTTCCGGCAGGGTCATCTCTAGTAATTGTAGGAGGGGATCAAAAGACTGTAATGATTACCAGTGATGCACTTAAGGTAGTTACATCGGCTGCTAGTTCAGCTGACGTTATAACTTCCGTCTTGAACATTACCTAAGAGGTAGACCATGGCATATCTTGGTAATACACCAACAACCCAGAGCTTTATCTCTGGCACTGACTACTTTAACGGCACAGGCTCACAGACTGCGTTTACCTTATCCCGCACCGTAGCCTCTGTTAACGACATTCAAGTCACAGTCAATAACGTAGTGCAAGTGCCTAACGATGCCTACACGATCAGCGGCACGACTATCACCTTTACCTCTGCTCCATCGGCTGGGACTCAGAACGTCTACGTGCGTTATCTCAGCACCACGACTCAGGCAATTACGCCATCACAAGGCACAGTAAGCTGGAGTACCTTGAACTCTGATGTACAGCAAGACTTGGGTATCTCGTTCAAAAATAGAGTCATAAATGGCAATATGCGTATTGACCAGCGTAATGCGGGCGCTAGTGTTACCGTTAACAATAACTCCCCATTTATTACAGACCGTTTCCGTTGTGATGATGCGACTGACGGGTCATACACAGCGCAGCAAGTTTCTACTGCGCCTACTGGGTTTAACAACTCTGTTCAAATAACTGTTACAAGTGCAGATACTTCATTAGCTGCGTCCCAATATGCCCTGTTTTATCACTCGATTGAAGGTAACAACGTAGCAGATTTAAATTGGGGTACAGCTAACGCCAAGACTGTAACATTGTCATTTTGGGTTAGATCTAGCCTCACTGGGACATTTAGCGGTTCGTTAGAAAACAATGCTAATAATCGCTCTTATATTTTTACCTATTCAATTGGTGCAGCAAACACATGGGAATATAAAACAATAACTATTCCAGGAGACCAAAGCGGAACATGGGAAACTGGAACTGCTGTTGGTATTCGTGTTAACTGGAGTCTTGGTGTTGGTTCTGATTTCCTAGGAACCGCTGGTGCGTGGGGCAATCGTTTCTTTGGTGCTACTGGTTCTGTTTCCGTTATTGGCACAAATGGAGCGACGTGGCTAATCACAGGCGTACAGCTCGAAGTAGGCACACAGGCAACGACCTTCACAACGGCTGGTGGTTCGTATGGTGCTGAGTTGGCTTTGTGTCAGCGGTATTATCAAGCACTTTATGGAAACGGCACTACAAGTTTAGGTGGTTTAAGTGCAAGAATAAATGCTCCCGGTGGTGGTAGTGGTGTTCAAGCAAATATTCCACTTAAAGTATCAATGCGAACATCTGCAACAGGGACTAGGGTTGGAACATGGACAGTATCTAATTGTGGGCAACCAAGTTTGTATTCAGATGGTGATGTTTTGTATGTTTATGGAAATGCAAGCGGTGCAGGAGATACTTTTTTTTATGCTAGTGGACCAAGTATTGGTGCAACAGTAAGTGCGGAGTTATGATTATGTATAGACAATTAAAACCAAACGAATTTGGAAGCATTCCACAATCTATTATGCGTGTTGAAGATAATGCTTTCATACCATTCGCACCAGCCAACACCGACTACGCCCAGTTTAAGAAAGCCATCAGTGAAGAGACCGCACAGTTACAAGACGCTGAGGGTAATCTGATGACCGCCCAAGCAGCAAAAGACTTTATTAAGGAGCTACCATAATGCCAGTAAGTCAAATTCTTCAGGCTTCGTTAGCTAGTGGTGTGCCATCCAGTGTGGCTCGTTCCGCTTTGCCAACGGGTAGCGTGTTGCAAGTGGTTCAAGGAACTTCATCTACTAGCACATCTATAGCATCAACATCGTACACAGATACTTCTCTAAGTGCTTCAATAACACCAACTTCTGCAACAAGTAAAATTTTAGTATTAGCCTCTATGTCAGGCAGATTTTATATTAATGCGAATCTTAATAGACAGTTTTTTCTTAGTATCGTTAGAGCCTCTACCACAGTTTTTATAAAAGCCACTAGTGATTTACAAGCTGGTACGGGAACAAGTGGTTATGCTATATGGCCCATAATAGATTCTTTAAGCTATTTAGATTCACCAAATACAACAAGTTCTACAACATATAAAATACAAGGAAGAGTAAGCGATACCAATAATGCTACTGTTATTGAAATCAATGGTGCGGCAACTTCGTCATCGTCAATTATTCTTATGGAGATAGCGGCATGATTGAATTTACACAAGCAATTTTTAAGCTAAACCCATCCGTAGTAACCATTCGTGGCGAAGATGCTTTTGACATTAATGACAATCCAGTGCAATACGACAAAGCAGCCGTAGAAGCCTATGTTGCAGCTAATGCCTACAAAGCCAAAAGAGCAGCCGAGTACCCCTCCTATGCCGACCAGTTTGACACAATCTTCCACGAAGGCTTAGATGCTTGGAAGGCACAGATTCAAGCCGTAAAAACCCGTTATCCAAAACCATGAGTCAGTATTGCACTTACTTAACCGTCTATAAAGGCAATAAAATGCCTCCTTTTTACATTGGTTCTACTAGTGTAAAAAGAGTTTATGGTGGTTATAAAGGCACTGTTTTGTCGGCTGCATACAAAGAAGTCTGGAATGAAGAGTTAAAGCACAGGGATGAGTTATTTGAAACTAAAATTGTTTCCGTCCATGATTCTAGGAAGGATGCTTTAGATAAAGAAAATAAACTCCATATTCAACTTGGCGTCAAAGATAACAATCTTTATATTAATAAGGCAGTTGCTTCTGGATGCTTTGGAAATATGGATGAGGCGTCTATTGAAAAGATGCGCAAAACCAAAAAAGCTCAAGGAAAGATTGTTGGGGCTAAAGTATCGGCAAGACGCAATGACCCACAATGGAAAGAGACGGTTGGCAAAGAAGCTGCGTTAAAACTTTCCAAGACAAAAAGAGACCCCAGCAGAGCGCATATGGAGGCTGAAAGAAATCGCAAAAATTCCGAAACTGTAAATAGTGAAGAGTGGAAGCGTACTGTTGGCGTAGAAAGATCTAAAAAAATATCAGAAACGGTTAAAAAGATTCAAAGTAACCCAGAATGGATTGCGACTAAAGGAAAACAAAGGCTTGAAAACCTTAAAAAGACCGTAAGCAATCCAGAATGGAGAGCTACCGTTTTTGCTGCCGCAAATCAAAAGAGGTCTAAGTCTGTTTCTATGACAAAATCATCCCCAGAATGGAAGGCTAAGAATAGCACTGAATGTCTACTATGTAGAAAAACGTATGCCAACAATGTAATATCTAGGCATATTATCAAATGCAAAAGAAATAAGGATAACTAATCGTGGCTTATATAGGTAATGTCCCAACTACAGCAGCATTTGTAACAGATTTATTTAATGGTACTGGATCCCAGACCGCATTTACATTATCTGTTGCTCCTGCAAATACTAGCTCCATATTGGTTGCAGTATCAGGCGTTCTTCAGTCTCCAGATACCTATAGCGTATCAGGCACAACTTTAACCTTCTCTGCTGCTCCCCCGTCTGGCACGGGCAACATATCGGTGCGCTTCCTAGGCATCCCAGCCTCTGGCATCGTAACCACAGCCTACCGCACCCAGACCGACTTTACGGCAACCGCTGGACAGACAACCTTCACCCCGCCTTCTTATACGGTTGGGGATATTGACGTCTACCGCAACGGTGCTAAGTTAGGTGCAGCAGACTTCCCCGCAACAAACGGCACGACAGTAGTCTTAGCATCGGCAGCCTCATCGGGTGACTTAATCCAGACGGTATCGTTCTACGTAAGCAGTGTGTTAAACGCTATCCCCGCAACGGCTGGTGCGGTAAATA